CATTATAGTAAATGGCTCAGGTGTAGCAACAAAGCAAAGCACCGGCGCTGTGTTTAATCCTACGTCAGAACAAATGCGATATAGTGAATCATTTACACAATCTGTTACAATAGAGTTCTACGGCGATAATGCATACATAAACGCACAAAAGTTTTCTTTATTGAATTCTAGCCAGCAAGCATTAGAGTTAAAAAAAGTATTAGGCATTAGCATATCGCACATATCTACAGCGACAGATGTTAAGCAAATATTGGGTCATGCATACGGTAACAGAATGCATCTAACATTTAACGTAAATTATTGCCCTTCTATTGACGTGGCAACATTAAGAATCGACACAGCACAAATAACATTTATAGAGGATAAATAAATTATGGCGAACATTTCCAACGTTATAAGCGTAGCGTTACTCGCAGAAGGTCAGGCGGCGGCGGCAGACAATTTAAACGTCACCGCTATCATTACAGGAAATCAGGGCGTGTTATCTAGCGCTACCCGATTCGGAAAATATCGAACTGCTGCTAGTGTTGCCGCTGCTTATGGCGCGTCCTCTGCAGAATCATCTTTTGCAAACACCTTTTTTGCTACAAGTCCAAACCCTGTATCAGCGGGCGGCGTGTTAGTAATTGGTTACTGGCGAGCAGCGGAAGAAGTTGTTGCAGCACAAGCGGCCAATCTTTTAAGTGAGCAGGCATCAGAAGCGGCTTTAGTGCCAATTATTAACGGCATCACAGACGGCTCTTTTACTATCACAGTGGATGGCGGCGCTGAGATTGACGCTACAGGTATTGACGGGACATCAGTAAGCACTCTTGATGATATTGTAGTCTTGCTTAATGCGGCTATTACAGGCGCTACAGTGACGCAAGATAATGGTTACTTTAAAGTTACAAGCGCAACAACTGGCGCGGCTTCTACTCTTACGTTCTTTGGCACATCAACGAGTGGTACAGACCTTAGCACAGTGCTAGGATTGTCAACTGAAACGGGCGCAGTATTAACGCAAGGTGTTGCTTCTGTAACATTAGCAGCAGAGACTAAGCTGGCCGGAATTACAGCAATCAAAGCAGCCGTTAATATTAAAGGCGCAATGTTTATTGATGATATTCTTGATGCAGACGTGCCCGGATTAGCTACCTTTGCCGGTGCAAGTTCAATGATCATCTACGAAACCTTTAGCGGTGATGCTTACTTAACTAAATTAGCATCTAATCCAGTTTGGGCTGTTAAGTTAGCAGGACAGAATAACTTTAGATGCTTACTAAGCAAAGCAGGCAATCGTAAACTTGCCGTTGCTTACATGGCGCGCAATCACACGGTTAACTTTGCAGGTAACAACACAGCCATCACAATGAATCTTAAAACGCTTTCTGTAGCTGCCGAAGCATACACAGCAACGGAAATTGCAAGTGCCTATACTGTTGGCCTAGATTTATACACAACTATCAAAGACGTTTCTGTTGTGCTTACAAGCCCAGCGAATAACTTTGTAGATAACGTTTACAACTTGCTCGCATTTATTGACAACGTACAGACAAACAGCTTTAACTTGTTAAGTGTTACGCCTACTAAAGTGCCGCAAACTACACCGGGTATTGATTTAATTGAAGACGACATTGAAAAAACTTGTGCTCAATTTGTGCGAGCTGGCGTATTTGCTCCAGGCACTTGGACGCTTACTGACTTCTTTGGCGACCGCACACAGTTCTTAGATTCAATTCTAGCTACAGGATTTTATGTGTTGGCTGGTGATTTAGCAGACCAAACCACAGCAGCACGTCAAGCGCGTAAGTCTCCAGTGATTCAAGTCGCTATTAAGGACGCCGGAGCTGTACACAAAGAATCGATAATTATTTTTAATAACAAATAAGGGTTAAAAAATGGCAGACATTAGCTATTCAAACGCACAATCAACGTTGACCCTGAACGGGTATACATTCCAAAATTTAGCGCAAGGTGAATCATTAAACCTTACGCCAGTGAACCCTCAAACTTCGCGCACAAACTCAGCTAATAATGGCGTTTCTGTGTCGGGTCGTATTGATGGCGGAGTGCATGATTTAACTGTAATGGTTCAAAAGCGTTCGCCTGACGACAAGTTTTTAAACGACAAGCGAAACAGTTCCGCGCCTGTTATTTTTAATGGCTCAATGAAAGAGGCTTACAAAGAAGACGGCGTATCTAAAAAAGCAACGACTACTTTAACAAGTGGATCCATAACAACTCAGCCGGGCAATGTGAGCAACAACACAGAGCCGGATAATATGCGGACGTATGTTATACAATTCCGTGACGCTGTAGAATTATTCTAAGGTATATTTATGAGCAATAAAGCGCAAGAAGGACAGTCAGCAATTAAAGCAATCTATGAAAAAGGTTACTTTGACATAGGCGATCGCAAATATGAGTTTTCTAAAATGCCATTTAAGAAGTCCAAGAAAATATTTGCATACTTGACAGCTATTGCAAGCCAACTTGAAGCGGGCCAGCTAGGGTTTATTGATTCTGATAAATTCGACAATGATATAGAGCCTTTATTGTTTCAATTTATGCTAGTGGATGGCTTCAAATTAGAAACTATTGATGATCACTTTGATGATTATCCTGGTGATTACATAGAGTTTGTAACAATGTCTATACAAGGCTTTGCTGCGCCTTTTATACCCGAGGTCCGTACCGCCTCAGCTTCCGCAGCAAAAGAAAGCCAACCAACTACATTAAAGAAACAAATGTAATTGATGATCACTTTGTCCTGATGTCATTAGTGAAATCAGGATTCGGTGATTGGGCAGCGGTAAACGAGTTAAGCGCCGATGAAGTATTTGACATGATTGAGTTTGAAGAAATCAGCGCTGACATTGAAAACCACAAAATAGAGGAGTCACGCAATGAGCGCAATTAACGAAATCGTTACCCGCTTTAGTTTTGTTGGGTCATTAGATCCTCAGACAAGCTTTAACCAAAATTTAGGCTCTTCAATTAAATTATTAGCAGGCGTAAGTACTGCAATCGTTGGCGCTGCTGCTGGTTTTGCTGCTTGGACAATTAGTGTTACAGAAGCAATTGACCCAATGGTGCAGCTATCAAGAGAGACCGGCACATCTATTGCTGCAATTCAGGAGTTAGGATTTGCAGCATCACAAAATGGATCGGATTTAAACGCGGTACAATCATCTATTAGAGAGCTAACGAAACGAGCTGGTGAGTTTGCGCGAACAGGTGGCGGACAAGCGTCAGAGGCATTTTTACAAATGGGGCTTTCTGTACGCGATGCAAACGGCAACATGAAAACCGCTGATGTAATAATGAATGATTTAAGCGGCACAATGCAGGGATTTAATAAGGGCGAGCAGGCCGACATATTAGATAAACTCGGCATAGACCCGTCGATGATCCAACTACTTAATGAATCATCTTCTGAAATGAAAGCTCTTAGAGAGGAAGCAAGGTCATTAGGTGTCATCACTAAAGAACAAGCAGACGCAGCGGCAAGTTTAAACGATGCTAATACTACGCTTAAATTCGGCCTGACAGGGCTTAAAAACTCCATTGCTGTTGGCCTTGCTCCTACAATACAAGGCATTATTGAAAAGTTTATTGGATTTTTAAAAGCTAATAAAGACTTAATTGTAAACGGAATCACTAAACTAGCTGACGGAATAATGGTTCTTTCTGGATTTATTAAAAGGATGGCGCCTGTTGTTGCCGGTGCTACTGTGGCATTTATTGCATTTAAAGTAGCGACCATGGGGCTTACTGTGGCTTTAGGGTTCTTAAAAAAGACAGCTATTATTGCTATTATTGTTGGTATTGTGTTGGCGGTGGATGATTTGATTGTTGCTTTCAAAGGCGGAAACTCAGTGATAGCTAAATTTGTCAAGCAGTTTACAGGGTTTGATATTGGCGAGGGCATGCGCAATGCTGTTGATGCTGTGAAGAATTTCGCGTCCGCATCAATAGAGGAATTTAAATCTCTTTATGCGTTTATCACTGACTTTAGTTTTGACGGGATTTGGGATGGATTGCTTGAGAGTTTCATGGCAGCATTTAAAACAATAAAAGACACCTTTGGCGGATGGATTGATTCAGCAACGTTTGGATTATTCTCAGATGATGATAAGCCTGCAGGATTTCAGGGCGGAAACAGTGGTGCAATAGATAAGGGTGTCACAAATAACTCATCGTCTAACTCTAGCGTCAACCAGAATAACAATATCAATGTTTATTCGTCAGACCCACAGGCGGCGGGGCGTGCAGTATCAGACCAGCAATCTAACAGTCTTCGCGAGACTCGGCAATACTTTGGCAGGGGTGGCATGTGAGCTTTGTAGACGGTATTACAGAAGCATTAAACAACACAAAGAAAGAGACTGAGATAGGCATAGGCGGGTATCGTTTGTTTGCAAAAATAGACGAATCGGTAAAATATACTAACGTCGTACCTATTGAAGTGCTCGAAGACGGAACAAACTCGGCCGATGACATACTTAACAATCCTATTGCTGTATCAATGAGTGGTGTAGTAGGTGATTTAATTGTTGAGCCACCTCAATCACCTGAGCTAATTGGAAAAGATTTCTCTGCTATTGGCGAGGTCACGGCATTGTTGCCAGCTAAGAGCCAGCAGCAAATTCAGCGCATTTCACAGATAGATAGTCAACTACGGGACGCTACACTACTAGCCAAACGCGCAGAGAGATTAGCGGGCAATGCCTACGGGTTTTTTAACAACTCAGCATCTAATGCAAAAAGTCAGCAAGAGAAGTTTATTGAGTATATGGAGTCGATTCACTTTTCACGACTTCCTATATCACTATCTACAAAATATCGTGATTATGATAATATGGCACTTGCTGATTTAACAATTACAAATGACAATCAAACAAACGATGTTAAATTTACAGCTAGCTTTGTGCAAATAAATTATTTAAAACTGGTTTATGTAGAGGTTTCAACCAATTATTCCTCACCTTCTGATGCATTAGAAGGTAAAACGACAGATGACGCTGACAAAGGCGGCCAGAATCCAGAGGAAAACACAGAAACTTCTTTGCTTAGTTCTATTTTTGGGTGATTAAATGAACATTATAAATAATATAACATCCGAGTTTATACAAAATCACACGCTAGAATTTAGTCGCGGGTTAATTGATTTAACTCTTGTGTATGAG